TGAAATTCACATTCGCACGGGTGTCCAAATTTCTCACCCACGCCAGCACCGACACGTGTAGGCTCAAAGGGGCGTTCGCCCGCGCGATTGCGAGGTAAATTAATACGACTCTCAATGAAATCGGTAGAAGACTCAAGGCCAAAAGGATTTCCAAATGGGCGCTGAGTGTCAAACATGTTTGACACTTCTTTCTTGGATATTTGAGTGTAACCAGCACCTGTGTAAGAATCTAATATGGAATTATTCTGTGATGCCTTCATGTTTTGTTTTACACGACCACCAAAGAATGGCACCATGTTGTTGTGTGTAAATTCGCTAGCAGGTATATCATTTCCAGAGAGACTGCTAGCAACAGTTCCATCCAGATAGTTAGGATTTTCTTCAATACCAGCGGGATTCATTCGAACTTGAGAAGTGGCTTGTTCAATACTCATAGGAACAGGAGCAGATTCTGTACGGGATGGTGGAGCAAGAGGAGGTTGTTGTGTGGAATATCCTACAGGCATTCCATAAGGTCCAGGACTAGGTTCAGATGGGTATGTCTGGCCGTTAGGGGTGGCATACAGAAGATCGAGTTCAGGAGAATTAGCAACGGCAGAGGCGCCTTGGGGTGTTTGAGAAAGTGCGGAGTTGGGTGGGCTACGAAGGACTACGGTTTGGCTACCAGGTTTGAAAAGACTGCCAGAATTATTGGTTTCAAATCCTTCACGTGTTCCAGCACTAACAGAAGGACCAGAACCAGGTCCTTTTACATTTCCCAGTCGGGATACTACATATCCAAGTCCTAATAATCCAGCCAAGGCAGCGACTTCCATATCTACTATCTATCGCATAATACTTAATTTAAGTATTGTGCGATTATTCTTCATATCTTGTCTATACTCAAGAGGGAGCTTGAATAGACCCTGTGGCAAGGGCAGGTCCAAATTTTTCCTTATCGGCAAGACCATTGTAACGAGGTACACCAGGTTCAGTAGGATAGCGAATAGGAATCTTGAATCGTTCCTTATCAATCGTACGTGAGGGAATAAAATAATCAAAGGGTTGTTCAAAGGTTTCTTGAGGTTGGTGAAAGAGAGGTTGCCAACGATTCCAACCAGTGGCACGAAGAGTACATGGGGGATTGTGAAGGCGGTTAAAATTCAAGGGAAAGGTTCCGTCTTGGGCATGTTCGAGAGGAGTGTTATTAAACTTATTTGTATCGGGATTGTATAATTTATCCTCAGCGCGTACACGAGATCCATAACGGTTAATTCCTTTCAGATCGGTTTCAACATCGGTGCGCCATTGTGCCGCTGGCCAAGAATCACCTTGGGATTGAATGCGAGTTGTGGGCTCAACAGGAAACATAGAGGGGCAATTAGCTTCAGGAGGATTTGCATAATATCGTAAAGCATAGGAGGTAATTCTCATATCGTCCATTTGGTGGAAGGGATCCAGTCTCGGGTGTGTCCATGATTGTTGGGGAGGCGCACACTCGCTCATCTATTTATTATATTTTAATACTTCTCGGGACGTCCACATGTCTCTTTCTTAAGGGGTTGAGGAGCATAAACTGGAGCATAGGCAAACATCTGTGTGTCTTTTAAATGAACAGGGCGAAGATCAATTGCCATTCTATATTTGCGATTATCATATATTATTGTGTCTTGGTCTTTTTTCAAAGGTTGGTATTCACGTTCATTACACTTTGTAAGCGGGCGGGTGAGGCCACGTAGGTCACTCTCAATATCTTGTGGATTACCAGCAAGTCGGCTCACTTCATTTCCGCCGACGAGTCCGAGGGTATGGCGTTTGGCAACAGGACTCACAAGAATACTTTCATCTACAGGGTAATTAGCGCCTACAGTACGGTTAGGCATATTGAGATCATATACAGAAATATTATCATCACGAATCCAAGAGTGTGAAGCCTCAATTGGCATATCGCTAAATTGTTCAAATGCTTGTGCCATTCTTCTACTGGTTGAAATTATTTCGCACCATAGAATAAATAAATTAGCAGTTGACATCGCGTAAGTAGTCGCGGCTGGGAAGACCGCCACGAATCCAGCCATTCGCGGCAAGTTCGGGGATGAGATTTTTAGGATTCTGGATTGATGCCTTGAGAGAAGGTACGAGAGGTGTAAATTGTTGTGAGAAGAATGTTTCTGTAACTGTGTCACACGCTGTGCCCATACGGCTGTACTCGGCATGTTGGAGCAGAGTTTCAACTTCGGCATTTCCACGACCGCCACCCATGTAGGGCACACTGAGGAAAGGTCGGGCCTGTTGGCGGGTGGCGCAGCGTTTGCTCAGAAATCCTGGCTGATTTCTGAGAACACTGTCGGCCTCGATATTGTTATTGTTAAATCCATAACCTTCACGGGGATAGATAATAAGACTCTCCACGGCAAGCGGATTCACAGTTTTAGCATCAGGCACCAGATATGTTGTAGCATATTTGCCTGGCCCCACGGATTGTTGGGTATATTGTTTGATCGCACACAGATCATCGCGTACATTTGTGAGTCTATTTACCTGCATCTCTAGAATATGGGATTATTAATTTATTAATCCCATTCATTAGAATGTCTCGAGGAACAAGTCGCAAGATTCTTGCGAAACATTTTTGTCATTGTATAAAAAAGGTGAGAAAAACCGTCAAGGCGAGACCCACGTCTGCAAAGGCCCGGGAGCAAGCGGCTATTGCCATTTGTACCAAATCGGTTCTTCAAACAAGAGGTAGAACGTTACGCAAATTCAACTGTAGTAAGAAGCCCTTATTACAGACACAGACAAAGAAAAATAGGAGGTAATATTTATACAATTTCTAAAGAATTGATAATGTATGTATTATATTTATTATTTATAATATTCCACCAGTAATGAAGAGTTAACATGTGTACTATTTTTTTTCTTTTTACTTTATCTTCATAAAATTCCCTTAATTCTTCAAATTTTTCTAATAAAAATGATTCAGATAATGAATTTTCTGTTAAAGTATCAATAAATACAACTGGAAATTTCATAAAAACTTCATCAAGGGGAGAATGTTGAATAATAGGAATTACACCATAAAGGATACATTCAAAAAAGCGAGGACATGGATCATATCCTCCACCATGAATACACAAACAAAATTTTGAATCTATAAGATTTTTTATATGAACATGATTTGGAATTTCACCAAAATTAAATGTAACAAAGTTCTTCCAGTTATTTGCAGATAATGCATTCACTTTACTTCGATCATAGAATTGATCTAACCCATTTCTAGTTCTATGATGACATAAACACAATATTTCTTTTTTTGAAAAATCAATAGAATATAGTTCGGGTGATTCAATATCAATCATAAATGAAGAATCTAATAAACCGAGAGGTATTGGGTTTAATTTTGCATGTTTTGTATCTAAATTTTCAACAAACATATGTATTAATTTTGTTGAATCTAATAATATTTTTATAGATTCTTGTGAGTCTTTATATTCATTATGGCGTACATCACCTGTTCCATAGGGAAATGTGTAATCTCCAGAGGCAATAATTATTATAAATTTAGATAATATTTTAGGAAGTAGTTCTTTAACAAAATAGTTTATACCATCCCCACCCCTATAAGCCGTTAAAAATATAAAATTTGGATATTGTGTATTCGTTATATTTATAAGTTGTGAACCATTTATAAACCAGTCACATTTTCCAGATAAACCAGTCAATTGATGTAGTTCATAATTAACTTTTTCTTTTAATCTCGTACTCATAACCTTCATCATAGTAACCATGATAATATTTATTATAGTTACTATTTTAAATACTATTTTAAATAGCATTTTATCATATTATCTTAATTCGGCTGCGATAACCAAGGAATTGCGCCACCGTTTGTCCCAGGGACACAGGCATCGCGACCACCCTCCTTACAAGTCTTGCCAGGGATGAGATAGAGCCAGTTCTGGTACGAGCCTTGGTCGTTGGGCACACTTGTGCTGGGCATAGTGTAGAATTGGCGTTGACCCTGAGTTTTGCCAAAAACATCTGTAGGATCATTGAACCATTGGATATGAAACATATCATCAAGCGAGACCTTATTCTTGGTTGAGGATACGTCATCGGCAGGTGGTCTTGTAGGATTATATGAGATTTCATCCAAGAGAACATTCATAAAGGGATTTCTAGCTTTAGGGGGTGTAACGCGTGGGACAGCAACGCCAGGAGATGTTGTGTAAGGAATGTAGGGTTCGGGAAAGGCGTTTTCGGCTTTCATGTCAGGTCGTATATCGGCCCCCGTAAAGGCTTCACGCACAGCCGTTTGGGCATCGACAAAAATTTTGGCGCTGAGCCATTTGTAATATATGGCAACAAGAAGAACAACGGGAAGAGCAAAACCAGCACCCGTTTGTAATATGTTCATGAGTATGATTCCTATAACGATTGTGAGAATCAATGCGCGCGTGAATGCATTAATATTGTTACTTTCACAAACATCGAGTGTCCAGAGATTTGTGCCGAATAATGCGAGCGGATTTTTGAACCATACGGGCTCACAAACACAATCTTTACATGTATTTAGTGATTCTAGGAAATCTAGGAAACCCATTTCCCCTCTCTATTTATTAGCCTTTTTTGCATCTAACTTCTTTTTAAGGCGATCCTTGACGATAGAAAGACGGGCAGACCCCTCACGACCAGTTTGACGTGCTAAATCCATATCTTTCATATCAAACATTCCACGAAAGCTCTCAAGAAGTTCCATAAATGAACTATTCTCGCTAAATTCCTTCATGAGTTCCTCAATCTCGGCAAGCATTTGTTCGGGACGTATTTGACCTGATTGAAACTTTTCCTGAAACTTTTTGGAAATTCGTTGAATTGCTTTTTGAAGAACCTCTGGCTTTTTTGTATAAATCTCTGTAACGAGTTCAAAGACCTTATGAGGTTCAGTTTCATATTTTTTGAGTTCTTCCTCGGTAAGACCAAAGTCCTCGGGTTTGAATTCCTTGACGAGTTCCTCGCACATTTTCGCAAACTGACCCTTCATAAGTTTCTCAGGAACTTTGGAAAATTTACTAGAATTTAAGAACTCTGTGAATTTACTTGTGAAACCATTCATATCGATATTTCCAAACATTTGCTCAAACCCCTTCATATCAGGCATGCCTTTGGTAAAGTCAGAAAAGGCGGAAAAGCCAGGAAAGTCGGCAAATCCAGCAAAGGCAGAGAAAGGGTTCGCACCGCTGAGATCGATAGGATTTTTAGCACTGTCGTAGAGGGCACAAAAAGACATGATGGTCAAGTACTGTTGAATGGCTGTTTTGCTTTTATCATCGAGTTCCTTCCAGACACGCTCACTGACTTTGACACCAGGTAATACAAAACCAGGACATGTCTCTTTATTACGGGTAGGAGCACAGCTGGGAAGAACCTTTTCCTTGAATTGCTTGAAGCGTTCCTCGACACTGAGAGTAAGTGCCTTGTCGATCTTCTCGGTATATTCGGGGACAGCACCCTTCAAATCATTAGCAAATTCCACAAATTTTTGATCAAAAATTGTGGCAAGAGATGTATTCGCTGCCTCCATTCTACAGTTCTTTTTCAAAGAGAGAATGAGTCTTTAAACGTAGTCTATACACGGACACCACGCGCTTTTTCACAGAGTCGCACAAGCACTTTCAAGTACTTCCAAATGGCATCGCGATTGTCATCTGCGAGCGTGGCCCAGTGTTTATCAAAGATTGCGAGAGCAGGCATGATATCGTTGTACTGCTGATGAATTTTCTGTCGAGCATAAAGAATAATACTATCCACATCTTCCTTCTCAATAATCTCTTTTAGATCTTTTAAAACATGTTCATAAAAGAGGTCAAGGACCATGCGGGGATTAATGCGCTTGAGGCCCTGGATAGCTTGAAGGGCGGCAGCAATTTCACGCTCCTCTGGGAATGTCTCACTGAGTTCCTCGAAGAAGCGAACCAGCTGGTTACAAAAGGCGGTTAGAGGAGAATTGGACATTTATTTCCTTGAGGACTACTACTTAGTTCGAAGCAAATGTTTAAGTCAATTTTACTGCCGCATTACGGGGGGCGGCATACCGGAAGAACGTTCCTTCATATAGTTTTCCATTTGAGAATCAAAGAGACGTTCCTTCTTAGTTTTATCGCCGCCGCCTTGACCACGAGCACCGAGACCGCCCCCAGGCATATCGGAAGCTGTTTTGGTGGCGACGGCGTCAGCACCGTTCAGAAAAGCAAAGTTGCCGAGGGGGGCGGTGTCACCCGCAGCGCCGATAAGGGCATAACCCTTGGTGAGTGAGCCACCCATTTCACCGGATGTCCAGGGCTCGGGTTCCATCGCTGTGGCACCAGGACCCGCGTTAGCAAGAAGTTTGCGCTCGGAAAGCCAGTTCATGACCTCGCCATTGGTTCGGGGTTCGTCCTCACCTTTCACGACAAGAGTAGGAACTTGTTTGAGCCAAGAAGGAAGTTTCGGTCGTTTTCCGTCGGCGCCAGCATCTACACATATAAAAGACACTTCTTTTATAAAGGGGGTTTGTTTGATTTCCTTTATGAAAGCATCAGACCAACGACAACGGGTACTGTAAAAACAAACATTCGGGGCCTGTGATGCCATCCTCTTTTTATACAAAATACTCAAAGGAAGGGCACGCAACCGCAATATAAAGCCCTTTCAACAAAAACTTGAAGAAATGAGTTGTGCAATCTGTTCTGAAATGTTTGAGGCAGATTCTAGAATTACACAAATGATATGTTGTAATGCCTCTTGTCACACGATATGTATGATTATTAAAATAAATACTGTATTTATACACTATGCTATGAATGTCTCATGTCCAGCATGTAATTCTTCTCTTCTTCCAAATTCTGTAGAAGAACAAGAATCCCCACAACAAGAAACCCCAGAATCAACACCTGAATTTGAAGAAGATTTGAAAAAGTTTAAGAAAATGAATATTGAAAAAAAGAAATCCTTGGCCGCATTACAACCAATTATACGAACAGCATGTAATTCGTTTAAAGAAAATACAGAATATTTGGTTACACAAATAAAAGAACTAAAAAAACAAGCAATTGAAGAGATAAAATCAAAAGAAGAATATAGAATCGCAAATACTATGATCAGAAAAGTAATTGTTACACATACTAAATTATACAAAAAATACCCTACAAAAAATATACCTACATATTATACTCATTTTAGGAGAAGAAATCTTAGTCGTATATTAAAATATAAGTTTCGACTAAAAGGGATTTAAAATTGAAAACACATGAAAGTAAGGAACCCTTATAGAAATGGAACCTGTGTTTCAAAATGTTAAACCTGTCTCTCCGAATACAATCACGTTCCAGGTCTCGCCGACGCATGTAGCCTATGTCAACACTCTGCGACGCCTCATGATGACGGGTGTTGAGACAGTGGGGTTTCGTGCGGACATTAAAGAGACAGGTGAGACAACGGATGTACAAATTTTGGAAAACTCGACACCCATGACGAATGAAATGTTGGCACATCGTGTTGGACTTTTACCGATTCATATAAAGAACCCTCTTGATTGGACGAGTGAGGCCACAAACAAATATATATTTGAACTCGATGTAGTAAATAATTCAGATAGGCCACGTGATGTAACGGCTTCTGATTTCACAGTTCTAGAAATTCAATCTGATACTACAAGAACAACTGTAGGTGGTGATTCTTCCAATTCCAACTCGAATTCCAACTCGAATTCCAACTCGAATTCCAACTCGAATTCCAACTCGAATTCCAATACCTCTTCTAATTTAAATAAGTCTTCAGAATCAAATAATTCGCCAAATACAGCTGTAAAGATCCCAGTTCCTACAGCACGATTCTTTCCACCAAATCCAAAGACAGGTGATACATGCCTTATAGCAATCCTAAAGGGTGTAATGCCTGGCGGAAAGCCAGAGCAGATCCGAATCAAGGCAAAGGCAACGCTTGGAAATGGGCGTGAAAATGCACGCTTTATTCCTACGAGTCAGGCAGCATATGCCTATACACGTGATACAGATCAGGATCGTCTTAAAGAAACCTTCTCAAACTGGCTCTCAGAACAGAAGAAGATTACTCTTGAATCTTTAGAGACACAAACGGAGAAGCGTGATACATTGCTTCGTGAGTTCAAGACTCTTGAGATTAATCGTTGTTATTTGAAGGATCAAAATGGAGAGCCATATAGTTTCGATTTCACAGTAGAGTCGGCGGGTGTTTTGGATCCTCGATACATTGTGAAGCGTGCATGTGAGGCGGGTATTACACTCTGTAATCGTTTCTCAACAGAAACACTTCCTGAAGGGACAACGGTACAGCCCGCGGCAGCACGTCTTGTAGGGTTTGATTTCCTGATTCCTGGACAGGATCACACTCTAGGTCATTTGCTACAGGCGTGGCTGGATGCAAACATGGTTGGGAGAGGTGAAATTGATTTCGCAGGATATGATATTCCGCATCCACTCAAAGATGAGATGCTCTTTCGAATTGGTGTTGTGGATGGGAGTGAAGAAACGGCACGAAGGGCATTCCGCGAGGCGGCAATGGCATGTAGTGCCATGTTTCAAACCTGGCTTCAACAGTGGTCTGATGTAACGGGTGAACCACGTGTGGCAACGACACAGAGTCCAGCAAAGCCTCAGGGCGGGCCTTTGGCAAAGCCTATGCGGGTTATGAAACGCCCTGTTTTACGCCCTTCAGGAGACCCTTCAAGGGGTCTTTTAGAAACTCCTTCTTCAGTTTCTGAAGGAGAAGTGACTCCACGAACCCCTCATGGTCCTACGCCTCCATATGGTGCTACGCCTCCATATGGTGCTACGCCTCCATATGGTGCTACGCCTCCACGATATCCTCAAGTTGCCACACCGCCAGATGGGCGGACCCCTCAATATGGTGTAGATGGTGCTACGCCTCCAGGTGGTACGCCTCCAGGTGCTACGCCTCCAGGTGGTACAACACCCTATTTACCAGAGGGTTATAATATGGCTAATGTTCCTCAGGGGATGACCCCTTCAGGGACCCCTCCAAGTGGTACAACACCCTATTTACCAGAGGGTTATAATATGGCTAATGTTCCTCAGGGGATGACCCCTTCAGGGACCCCTCCAGGTGTTACAACACCCTATGTTGTAGAAGGGGCAAGGACTCCAGGAACACCTTTGCCGCCACTACCTTCAAGAGGTCTTTTAGAGAATCCTGTACCTGGTAAACCACCTGTCCTAAGAAATCTGTAATAAAATTGAAGTTCATAATCGTAATATTATTTTTTAAGATGGAACAAACAGGAGAAACTCAAATTGTAAATAGAGATGATATAACAAAAACCTCAAAGGCTCTTGTTATACCAAAAACAATGGCCACAATAGCAAAAAAAAATCCAGAAATTGTTATGAAATTTCTGGAATATCAAGCAGAACTTCATCACGCCTTGATCAAAAGTAACGAGCGTGTCCAGCTACAAGAAATAGAAGGGGAACAAAATCTTAAGAAAAAAACACTCGAGGCATCACAAACCTATGAACGAACACGCATTTTGGAGCGAAGAGTCTTTCTCGTATCTTTTCTCACAATGGGTGGTATACTGTCATATACTACATATAAATCTGTAGAACCCCTCCATGTATTTATTCTAGATTTTGTGAAATATTGTCAAAATCCCTTCTTACCCAATTGGACACAGTATTTGATGAATGAAAAATCATGGACAACGGGTTATCTAGCCTTAGCAGTAAATACATTGTTAAGACTCGTCCTCTGTCTTGGTACAGTTGGTAAAAAATTATTTCTGCTTGCCCTGACACTTTCAAAAGGAATTCTTCAAACAGGAGAAGTAACAGCAGCATTATTCGTGTTTGTCCTCTTTCTAATTCTTACAATGATTGTTATCAAACTGTATTCGAGTAATATTACGATTACAATAGCATCCATATCTATATATGAACCTACATATAAAGATACAATTCAATATAGGATAGATAATAGGAAATCTAAAGAAGATTAATAGATATGTCTACGGCGGTAGATAGAGATTTGCTTTTTACTATAAAGGAATTTACAGCAAAAGGGAATTTAGAAGGATTACAAGAATATTGGAAGGAATTACAAGAAATGGAATTTCCTTGTAAAGTTGATTGGACAACTTTATTTCAGAAAGTATATATACATGCTTGTCTCAAGGGTAAGCGAGAAATTGCGGAATGGTTACAGACACTTTTTCAACAATTAGACCCAATTCAACAAATAGGGTTGCGCCAAGTATTTCCTTATGGGCGTTATCTTTTAGCGAAAGCAGTAAAGACAAATCCTTAATCAACCTCCTCTACATTGGGACCAGGTGCTGGGGCATGGGCATCCTTTGCCGCACCCTCAGCATCCTGGTATGCCTTCATAAAGAGCGGCTTGAACTGCTCTTCATACTTATTGAACTGCTCCTCATACTCCTGCTTGGAAGCCGACTCATTCATGCCGAGCCAGGTAATACCCTCCTCCACGGCTTTCTCAGCAGCGGCGGCATCATCACCCAGTGCTGTCTTCAACTTATCCTCCTTCAAAGAATTGCGAACATTATAGAGATACGCTTCTAGCTTATTGCGTGCCTCTACAATCTCCATACGCTCCTTATCCTGTGCCGCAAACTTCTCGGCATCGGCGACCAGTCGCTCGATATCCTCCTTACTTAGTCGAGACTTGTCATTGGTAATGGTAATCTTCTGGGACTTACCCGTACTTTTCTCGGCAGCCGATACATTGAGAATACCATTGGCATCTACATCAAAGGTTACCTCAATCTGTGGCACTCCACGGGGCATGGGTGGGATTCCGTCCAGTGTGAACTTGCCGAGGAGATTATTATCCTTGGTCATAGCACGCTCACCCTCAAAAATCTGGATCGTGACGGCTGGCTGGTTGTCAGCATACGTGCTGAACGTCTGAGTTGCCGTCTTAGGAATCGTAGTATTGCGCTTAATAAGTGCTGTCATGATACCACCTGCCGTCTCCAAGCCGAGCGACAGTGGCGCCACATCAAGAAGAATCATATCACTTGTAGCATCACCTGCCTTATTTCCGCCAGAAAGAATGTGAGCCTGTACAGCAGCACCATAGGCTACTGCCTCATCAGGATTGACACTGTCATTGAGTTTCTTGCCATTAAAGTACTCGGTCACCATCTGACGGACCTTGGGGATACGAGAGGTGCCACCCACCATCACAATCTCATCAATGTCAGACTTAGCCATCTTGGCATCACGCAGAACACTATCAAGAGGAGTGATACAACGACGGAAGATAGACTCACACAACTGCTCGAACTTGGCACGCGTAATCGTCACCGCCAAATCCTGGCCATCAGCAACGCTGTCGAGCTCGACGACAGCCTGAGATGCCGATGACAACGTCCGCTTCGCACGTTCGCACACTGTCAGCAATCGTCGCATAGCACGCGCATTTCCCTTGAGGTCAACTCGCGTCTTCTTAGAAAACTCGGTCATACAATAGTCCATAAGGATCGTATCAATGTCCGAGCCACCAAGATGACCGTCACCCGAGGTCGCCAACACTTCGAATACACCGTCCTCAATCGTCAGAATTGAGAAATCAGCCGTCCCACCCCCCACGTCCCAAATAAGAACATTCTGGGCCTTCTCGGCCT